AAACGCTGTGGACGTAAGAAGTCCGCTGCTTGGGTTATACGTTAGTCCCGTATCAGTTTCGGCCCCCTGAGTTCCCGTTGCTCCGTCTACGAATACCGGATAAACGGTCTCATCGGTACTATTGTTGGCGGAAACAGTAACGGCGGTAGCGATAGCAGCGGTTCCAGATGTGCTTTGGTTAAGAGTGGGGAATGTGCAGTTTGTTAGAGTTCCAGATGCTGGTGTCCCTAGAGCAGGTGTTACCAGTGTCGGGCTATTGGCAAATACTAATGCCCCGCTACCCGTTTCGTCTGATATTACTCCCGCTAATTCAGAAGAACTTGTAGCAGCTAATACGCTAATTTTACTTGTAGTGTAGACTCCGTTAGTCACCGTATCAGCGTTACCTGTAACGTCACCCGTCAAGTCGCCGGCAAACGCTGTAGACGTGAGAAGTCCGCTGCTTGGGTTATACGTTAATCCCGTATCAGTCTCAGCACCCTGAGATCCCGTCGCTCCGTCTACGAATACCGGATAAACGGTTTCATCGGTACTATTGTTAGCGCTGACCGTAATACTGGTTGCGTCTGTTGCTAACGTGGCGGTAGCAGCGTTACCTGTGCAACTACCAGAGCTGCCAGAAGTATTACCCGTAACGTTGCCAGTTAGGTTGCCTACAAATACAGTAGAAGTAAGAGTGCCACTGCTAGGATTATAGTTAAGTCCTGTATCTGTCTCGATTCCCTGAGAACCAGTAGCACCATCAACAAAAGTTGGATAAACTGTTTCGTCTGTTGAGTTATTAGCTGTGGCTGTGACACTTGTGGCAACTGTAGCACTATCAGAATTACCTGTCACATCTCCAGTAACATTCGCCGTAATGCTACTAGGTAAACCAACAGTGATCGTTCCCGAAGCTTCGGCTACTTCTACTTCATTGGAAGTTCCACGAAACTGTATATCTTGACCGAGGCTAATTTCAGTAGTGCTAGACCCATCGCTAACACCTATGCTAGAAGAAGCAAGTTTTGCTATACCTATAGCTGCACTACCACTTATGTCAGCATTAACAATGCTATGAGATAAAACGCCACTACCATCTAAATGTACAGACTTACCTGCAGGATAAACGCAATAGATTGTGTGTGTTCCACCACTAAATGTTTGTCTGGTGGTATCTGTGAAACTAGCTTGAGTTGCAAGAATTGTAGTTCTAGTAAGAGTTGTGGAGTCTGCACTGAGTGTGCCCAAACCAACTTCCCACTTTGTACCGTCTGCATCTTCTAAAGCATAATACGTTGTATTGCTATCAAAGGTTGCATCTGCATCGAAGGCTACGTAGCCAGACACTGCACCAGTAAGTGCCATATCGCCACTTGTCCCGGTACAAGTCTCTTTTACTCTATCTTTAAGTATTAAAGCCATTGCCTCTGCTCCTTATGAAAAATTAAGCAAAGGTAATATCTAGATCACCCGCTGAAATAATGAACTGATCGCCATTCTCTACATATTTAGTAGCTGATAGCTGTCCGTACAAAAGGACGTTTCCGCCAGAGGATGCGTCTGCGACAAATAGCCCTGATACATGACCCCATTCATTTGACGCAGCAGCAAAATTTACAGCCTGTTCATTATCGGTAAGACCGCTAGTAGACCCCGCGCTCCAATATGCATCACCCTTAATACCAGACGATCTAGCGTAAGAACCTCCAGAAAGCTCATGAGTCAAAGTGCCAGCTTCTAGCTGAGCCGCATCATACTTTCCAACTAGACCAACATAAATGTTACTAGGTGCAGAAAAGGCTGAGCTTCTCAAGAGGTGGTCTATGAGTTTGTTTTCTAAATAATTTGACATAGCAGTCATATCAAAATACTCCTATTAGTTATAATGTTAATTACCAGCCGTCGCTGGCGTGATTCTATAGTACTATTATCCCCGCCTCAACCTTATCTACATTTATATCATCTATAAATGGCCTGTTGTCAAGAGCGGCTCTTCCATCAACTTCTTTGTTTTCATTTCTAACGTCGTCAACATTAACTCCGCTTATATCCCAATATGGAACCTGCCATTTTCTTCTCGCTACTATAACCTCGTCACCAGCAGTTACGGGATTTTGTCGATCTACAACAGTATCCCCAGAAAGCTCCTGAATAATTCCTCCTGCATTGCCTCTGCAATTCATAGTATAAAAATGTCTTTTTTCTAGCGGAGTGAATTTCCAAGATGTATTATCTTGTTTAAGATTATTAGAGTCTGACTCGATGTGGTTCCAAATAACATCAAGATCTACGGGTCTAGATCCACTATACCAAACCTCAGAACCAGTAGCGCCAAAAATTTTATGGCGATTACTCCTTAGTCTTCTATCTAAGTAATCTTCTATCCATATAGCTTCTCCGTCTGAGTTCGGGGAATTGCTTATTACATCTTGCTCTGAAGTGAGAAGATTTGTTCTTCTGGCTGAATTTGTATTTATTCTTTCGATCTTATAAAGACTACAGGTTTCCATGTATTTCATCAATAGTGTATCATTATATCTCAATCCAGATACTGAATCTAAATTAAAATTATCTACACTGCAAATAGATTCAGCGTTAGCCAATAATATCCTATTATTAGAAAACGCTTGAACAATGTCGCCATCTTTATATGATTTATCACCATCTGCGCTGTTTATTTTTATCAATAGCTCCATAGTGTATGCTCCTTTTGATTACTTTGGACTACTCTTATATACACAAAAATAATAAAAAAACCGCCCTATTATCTCTAACAGGACGGTTCTTATTAAACTTGAGCATACAAGTATTAGAAGGAGCCAGCGAGAACTCTTCTATTGTCTAGTACACCGAAGCCAATTTCGGCCCAGCCGTAGTAACCTTGACGTTGGTGTCTGTGAAGAGCTTCGTCTTCATAAACTTCAACCTCTTTCTTAACTGGCATTACGAAACTATCGCTAGAGGCTTGATCCAAGCCAATAACAAGTTCAACATCGCCAGTAGCGATAGAACCACCAAGATCACTAGTAAAGTAATTCTGGTATTCTTGATTATCGCCCAACTCAAACAAGTCGTGCAGGTTAACTCCGAAGAGTCTCGTCATTGGAGCTGCTCCGTCAGCTGCCACGTAAATTTCACGACGTGAAACTTCGTCAAGCTGATCGACACCCCAGTTACGGATATCTTCGATGGCTTCTGGAGACAGGTAAATGTCAGTCAGTCGGCCATTAGCAGTAACACTGTTACCACCGCCGTTACGACGCATAACTGTCTTCATCAGAGATACCAAACGCTTTGTGAACTGACCAGCAGCGGCGTCGGCATCGTAGACCAAAATATTTCTATCAACAGAGGCGGCTAGCAAAGTGTGCCATCCGTCGTCATTGATTTTCTTAACAAAAGATGCTTCCAAAACTTGCATTGCACGAGCAATAACGTTCCAGTTAGCTTCACGGGCGTACTTCAGCAAGAAGTCAATCGAGCTGGTAATTCCGTAAGTGTTAACCATGACGTAATCGCCTTCGACGCTACGTTCTGGAATACGACCATGACCCGGATTAGTGTAAGCGATGTGCTCACTTTCTGTTCCCGGTGCAAGAAGGTCGAGTGGAAATTCAGGTGTGGCACCCGGTTCAAGTGGCATAGCTTCATAAATGGAAGTTACAACATCACCGAATAAAACACCTTTGCGCAATGGTGTTTCCAAAGCCTTAGCGATTTCTCGCTGGGCTTCGATAGCCACTGCTTTATCTGAACTACCGGATTGCTTTAGCAATGCGATAAATTCATCAGAAGGACGTTCTTTCATATTCATTATCTTATTCTCCTTTATGAGCTATAATTAGGGTAGGTTGATTTCTACTTTGGCATATCCGTCTTCATCTTCAGTAGACAAGAATCGACCAATAGCGGAAACAGTTCCGTCACCAACAATGTCTGTGATTGAAAGGTTACCACTATGTGCCGGGAAGCATTGTGCTCCAGCAGTAGGTGAGGTGCCTTCAATACTGTTAGTAACAACATAACCTTTGCGAAGGATTGTAACTTTACCACCCTTCTGTACTTCGTCTTTGTGTTGGTTAATATGTTGACGAGTTAAGTCAAGATTAACCATATCGTTCAACAAAATACCCAAAGGCACTTTACCGGAAGCCGTTGCAGAATAAGTAGCCAAGGCAGCGCCTTGATCCATAGCCGCACCAGAACCAGCAGTGCTCATTGAAACAACACCACCTCTAGTAGCTGTTTCATTCATGAAAAAGCTAATGTCGGTCTGCAGTTCATTTCTGTCTGATTTAAGAGCCATTATATATTTCTCCTTGTTAAATTACTTAAGGTTCGCAGTTGATTTTAGAAGAGAACCAAACCATTCGCTTGCGGTAGAACGAAGTTCTTCGGAAGAATCTTCATCGTCAATAGCTTCTGCCATTGCAATGTCTTCATCTTCTACAGCTTCTTCTAATCCTTCTGCTTGCGCTTCAGCTTCTGCTTCGTCCACTTCTTCTTCAAGAGGTTCCACTTCAGCTTTCTTCTTCATCATTTCAGCTGGAGCTTCTTTCTCTTCGTCTTTTTTATCCTTCTTTGCAAAAGGATTTTCTTTGTCATCTTTCTTTTCCGCCTTCTTCTTTGTCATTGCAGCAACAACAAAATCGAAAGTTTCTTGATCAAGATTTTCAAATTTAGCAATGGCCTCATCCAGTTCTTCACCTTCAAGACCTGCTTCAGTTAAAGCAGCAACTCTCTTTTCGAGTGCAGCAGCTTTTTCGATTTCAGCAACCTGAGCGATTGCTTCTTCTTTAGCAACTTCAGAAGCCGCTAAAGCTTCCTCAAGTTCTTTAACTCTTGCTAGAGCTTCTTCTACCTGAGCTTGGACTTCGGCAATAGCCTGATCCTTAGCAGAAATAGTTTCTTCAAACTTCTGCAATTGACTTTCAATCGCTTCTGTCTTCTGAGTTTCCATTTCCTGCCTCATAGTTTCGTTGTTGGTTCGAGCTTCAGCTAGTTCAGCTTTGACTTCCTCCAACTGTTTCTGTAAAACATCGGACATTTTAGTCTCCTTTATTGATGAAACAGCAACTAGTTCACTATCATTTTCACTAAAACTTTTACTGTCATTTAAAATGACACTTCGAGGATTAGCAGGTTTAGAAACCAAGCCCTTGCCAGAGAAAGATATATTTCTTAATAATCTACCCACTGTATAACCCTCATACTTCCCTGTTCCGCCGTAAGCGCGAAGATGCTTTGACAAAAACGCCGAAGCCTCTTCCCTTCTTACAATTTTGCTTGCACCCGTTTCATCTCTCAGTGCGTAATCAAAATTTGGGAACAAACATTCCATAGATACATACCATCTATTTCCTTCCTCAATCTCTTCTATTATACTATTCATTCTTTCTCTCAGCTCTGGATCGCTCCAAGACTTATATAAAACACCCTGTGTAATTATATTAAAGTCCTTTGGTTCGCCAGCCTCTGCGAAAGAAAGATCGCCATCTAAACTGTTTCCTTCAAAGTCAACAACATAGTTGGCGGTTATGTGACCAATTATATCTTTTTCATTATGCATATAATTGAATTGTTTATCTTCTGGAGTGGAGCGCGCTTCCCACATTTCTTGTGCGTTGAAAACATCGTCATTCTTATTCCACCCAGTACTAACCAGAACAGAACTTAAATAATATAAGTCTATCTGTTCTTTATTTTCGGCCTGAGTATCTTCTAGACCTAAAAAATTAAGCGCTAACGCACGGTCTTCTTCGTATTTACCGGCGGTAGTACTTAGTGTATTAGTTTCAGAAATAACAGGAGAGCAATACGCAATCGTCGTATTGTTTTCAATGAGATTCTGAAGACCATCTTTTATTTCTTGTGCATATGCTTTCATATAAAGTCTCCTTACATGATAATACACAAAAAAAGATTTTTATGTTTATTTTTGGCTAAAAACTAGGAGAACGATGCAAATGTAGAAGCATAAATGTATCTCATTTCATCAATGCTTGGTTTTCTATCTTGAGTTTCAGAAAACTTATTAACCGCACTACCTACTTCAAGACTAAAAGATTCTGATGGCCTTGTGTTGGAGTCGATGATTTGCTTAATCATGTCAGCATCTATTTCCATGAATGGCTTTATACCTGTAAGTATACATAATTTAAGATGTTCCAGTTGATCAAATTCAGACTTTGTTAGGCTTCTAGCGTTCTTTTTGTCGAAGTGCGCCAAAGCCATTGGTGTAACTAGCTCTGATATTTTCTTCTGCGCTTCGTAAGCCCAAAGGGTTGCGGCTACATTATCGCTGCTTCTTGGAAGAACCCTCTTTTGCTTTCGTTTTTGTTGATCTCTAGAGTTAAATGGTCTACCGCCCTCTGGATTTTCAGACTGTTGATTGTTATTATCTTGAGGTGGACCAACCTCAATTCGTTCTCTTTCGGGGGATTTATCCTCAACTATCTCTTCTTCGGCAGGAGGTAGTCCAAGACTTTCTAAATACATGTCTTGATCTAGCGCATCTTTAGTCATAGCTAGTTTAGCAATGTCCTGTTTATGTTGAGGGTTGTGGAAAGGACCCGCTTTCTTAGGGGCTCCCGCATCGTTTGTTCTAGTTCTTTCTTCTCTTCTCACTCTAATTTTCTCAATAGTAGGAAGCTCTCTAAATCTTTCAAGTAATGTTTCGTGAGATATAATATCTCTATCGGCAAGCTGTACAAGAAGCTGTTTCTGTGCGGCTTCGTCAGAAAGTATAATTGAGTCAAAGTGGATTTCTGCCGGGAACCTAAAACCCATAGCCTTTTGTACAAGCTTAATTTCATTCATCCAAAAGTCTTTAAGTTTTTCTCTTCCGTATTCTAGTCTTTCAACCAAAGTCTTGAGGCTAACATAGTTATTGCTATAGCCCCCACCGGAAGCGGCTCCTGTTAGCGTTGGAGGAATGCCGAGTCCGGCATATATACTAGTTAGCACTGGCTGATATTTCTCTGCTCCTAAGAATTTGTATACCTGTGTGCTGCTTTCTTTGAAGTCAATTTCAGGACCCCATACTAAGTCCATAGTACCACCGCCCACATTGCTGGCGAGGATGTCTCTTAATTTATTAATAGCGGCTTTAGTAGGGATAATCTTGTGATCTAAATCGCCAATTCTCCAAAGTCTCACATTTGATATAGCTCCATCTAAAGCTGCCAAATCTGCTAGCTTCATCTTTTCAAGCATTACGATGTCATCTAAAATAGCGTATATCATAGGATTTGACCAGACATTCCAGTCATCTTTTTTGTAGTGATACATCATAAACTTGTCTTTATCTAGCGGAATCTCTCTTTCGCCCTGAGAAAACTTTTTGATAAGATAGTTTGGTAGGTCACGACCTTTTCCGTTTGCGTCCCCATTCATCATCAATGAATTCACTGTGTTCTTTGAGACCTTAAGTACATACTCAATATCGCCAGTAAACATAGCCACATCTCTATTCTTTATGCCAACGGCAAGAGGATTTAGGAAATCATATCGCCAAGGGATCTCTCTTTTTGTTACCGGGATATCTTGTATTTTCATATCTGGAGCAGCGCTGCTTCTTTTAAGTTCAGCTTCTTTCTTCTTGTTTATCTTTGCTGTTCTTCTGCGGATAGGAACATTACCACATCTGTACAGATAATTTAAAAATCTTTCTGATCTATCTAACCCACTGACCTGCTCAAACCATTTACGATAAAATCTTTCAATTGTTTTATTCGGGTGTACTAGAGTAATACCTTGAGTCGCGAAGTCGCCCATTAAGTCAATGACGTTTCTAATAATACCAACCTTTTCGTAAGCCTGCATACACATCTTAACTATTTTCTTTTGTTGGGTTGGTATAGCTTCGCCGGGACGAAAAGCATTATAGTCCCTACGATTGAAACCGGGTCTTACGGACCTTTGCGTTTCTATATCTATAAATGTTCTATTGTCATAAGCGTACGACTTCTGTATACCATCGTAAGCATTAACATTGTCAGCAGATAACTCATAAGCCTTACTTCTCTCTGCGTCGTCACCCCAAGTCAAGTATAGATCTTCTGACATTTGTATTGTTCCTTTGGCAATAGTATTGGTAATGGTATTGTAAATTACTATACACAGTATTAGTAAATATCGCCCATATTTTCTGTAAACCAAGATGGACCACTATACATCGGCCCATCATCCTGAGCGCTTTCCTCTACAGACTTTCTAGCAAAACCACCATAGTGATCATAGGTTTTTACAGTCCTTTCTACATCAAGTTGTCTTGCGCTCATGTTAGCCATAATTAGAGAAGAGTAACGGTCTTTCCTGAGTCTGCTTTTTCTTCCCGCTGCTATCTTTACTTCTGGTGTATCCCATCTTTCTCTACCAGTTCCTGTTTGCGTCATAATAATCATAGAGAGTTCATTCTTCAGTTCTTCTATTTCCATAACACAGTCTTCCAGTGTATCGTATATTCTACCTTCAATATTATCTTCTTCTGCAGATAGACCAAGACTAACTGAATCGAAATCTGGAAACAACACTAATTTATCTTCAAAGTCTTTTCTAAGGCCGTGATTCGCTTCTGCAAGCCAATCGTACTTTGCGAATTGACACATTTTCAATATGTGTAAACCGGGCTCGTCATCTGTGTCCTTGGGCTTATCGTAGTCTATGACTGGCCATATCTTTTGTTCGCCTTCTCTTACTTTGTCTTTATCATGTAGAGCTTCCATAACAGCGATACCACCACCCTGAGCATCAAGCGCGATCTCCATGCATGGAAATACTTTCATTAAGTTTCTAATTTTTCTAGCACAATAAGAATAGAAATCGTCTTCATCTACAAGGTGCGCCTTTAGTTGATCTCTATGCTGGCTTCTATTGGTAGTCCACACATGAACGACTCTTCTGTGAGTTCCATTGAGCTCTAATACAACTATACTAAAATTATCAACCTCAGATGCCGGGTCAACTCCGTATATGTATTTTTTGCTGGGATCACCCTTTAGCATGGCTTCAAAATGTATGGGTTCTTGATTTATTGTAATACTGTTGGACTCAGAAGCAATGCAGTTTTCGATTAACGACCTCTTGAAAAATCCTTGGCTATCAGTCGTAAAGCATGCTCCGTACTCCATCTGAAAAATGCCAGAGTGTACAGTTGCTCTAGCTCTAGCTATCTGTCCGTCATCCATAAAGCCGTCTGGAAGTGTTGTGACGGGCATACGTATTACAGAATACTCTTGCCAAGCAAAATCTTGCGGCACGTCATCGCCAAAAACCTCTCTTAGTTTTTGTCTATCTCCCTTGCTGTTTACGATAGATTTGTATCTCTTCCAATATTCTGCAAAATGATTAAAGTCATAGTATGCTGTACCGGATAATATAATTTGGTTTGATTTTTCTGTTAACGGGTCTATGTTGGTTTTCTTTATTAAATCAACACCAAGCTCCTCTGCTTTTTTCTTTTCAGCTCTATCCTTTACTTTTTCTATAGGTGAAGCAGATACCGCAGCAAAACCAGCAACAACATTTTCAAATATCTCACGAGGAATAGATGCAAATTCGTCAGCGATAATATCATTAGCGCGTTGACCACGAATCTTACTGCCGTCACCAAGAGGCAGGCATGTTATAGTGCTATCTCCAATATGCATTACACATCTGTCAACATCTCTTCTCGGTCCACTTCTAGAGCCACACAGGTCTCTCAGAATAGGCGCGTTCTTCCATATAGTGTCCATGTACTCAAAAAGCACTTTTGACTGCCTAAAGGCCGCACCGACAACGATAATCTTTCTTCTGGGCATAAACAGAGCACGAAGCAATGGATAGACAGACAGTATAAATGATTTACCCATACCACGACTACCGATTAACATCGGAAACTTCTTATGCCACATCTCTTGCAGTAGTAACGACTGGAATGGAGATATTTCAATATTTAATATATATTTACAAACAAACGAAAAGTATTCTGGTCGCATTATAAGCCAAGCTATACGCTCAAGCATCTTGTCTGGATCGTCATCATGAAAAAGAAAATCCATAGGATTAAATAGATCTTCATCTTTTACGTCTATACCAAGCCAAGCGTCTTGTATCACTCTGTCTAGGTTTTTACTTATATCTGCCACTACTTAAGCCTTTCCAGTATTTTTTCTACAGAGCTATAGTTTCCTTTGCCGAATACACCGTCTGCGAAACCATACTCTACAGCTTTGTTTCCATCTAAAATCCAATCTTCTTTTACATTAAGTCTTCTTTTTAGTATAGCCTTAATTTCTACTGGTTTTCTTCCTTTGAAGGCAGCGCCCTTCTTGCATGCGTTTACATATATGTCGTACATTAATTCTTTTGACCGTTTAAGGGCCTCAGCGTTCGATATAAACTGTTTTGTTGTTCCACTGCTCTCACAAGACCCCTCATGTATCAACCACTCTGTATGAGGGTGTGTGACCCTTACGCCTTTACCTATGACTGCTTGAGGTATAATACTACCCATAGAAGATGCCGTCCCATAGCACATAAACAAAAATTTACACTTGCTAGCTTTAATTGCATCGTATATTGCGAACCCAGCATTTTGGTCTCCTCCAATATTATACTGATGGACAATGATAGGGTTGCTATTTAGAGATTCAAGCATTAGCAGGTTCTTAATAAACTCTACGGCATGCTTAGCTCCTAAGCCGTCATCTCCAGACTCAAGAAATATTTCTCTTGTCTGTGACAATAGTCCGTAGTCATGCCAATTAGATAAGGCTGAGTATATTTGTGTTCTGTTAGGTTTGTTCATGGAACATCACATTTAACCTCTTGAATATACTTTCTGTAACTTTCTGTGCGTTCTTTGCGTTATCACAGAACAATATGTGGATTCCATACCAAGTTTGATACTCCATGAGCGCCTTGAGTATATACTTTCCTGTTATCTTTCTATTGGCTATTTCTCTTTTGCAAAAGTCGGGCTTGTTATTCCACATATATTCAGAGAATATGGATCGCGGATAATTTATCACATCACTCATAGAAAACTCACAAACTATATATTTAAAGGGGTACTCCTGTATGCGCTGCATCTCAGCATTAAATCTCTTCTTTTCTTTGCCTACATTGTTAGCGATCTCTTCTACGCTTTTTTTTCTTTCGATACATACAGCGTCTTCAAATCCCTCAAGAGTATAATCACCAGTTTTTAATGTTCCGGGTTTCATTCCATCGCAAGCGTCACCACTATGGAAGATCCAGCCCTTCTGCTCTCTAGTATCTTTTATGACAACAAACTTAGGAGTTTTTTTCTTAGCCATCTATCAACCCCAGTAAATAACCCTCGTAGTGTACCTCATTGCCCGTGACTTCCTTGTGACAGTTATAACATAGGGTTATACCGTTACCGACATCAAATCTCAGAGAGGAAGCGCTAGCCCACTTTCTAATATGGTGAACGTACATCTTTTTTTTCTTGCCGCTAGTCTTACACATCTTGCAGCGAAATTTATCACGCTTCAACACATCCATCCGAAACTTCTTGTAAGCCGGATCGTCGTAATTCCTCATTTATATCTGCCTCCACCATTCTTTGTGCTAACTCTTCAAATTTTATTCTTGGTCGCCATCCGAGCTTTTCTGCTGCCTTGGTTGGGTTACCAAGTAGGTAATCAACTTCAGCGGGTCTAAAGAATTCAGGGTCAATGTACACGTACTGGTTCCAATCACCAAGACCAGCGTGCTCAAAAGCGTATTCCAAAAACTCCTCAACACTGTGTGTTTCTCCAGTAGCGATGACATAATCGTCTGGTTCGTCTTGTTGTAGCATGAGCCACATTCCTCGGACATAGTCTTTTGCATGACCCCAATCTCTCCTTGCTTTTAAATTTCCAAGTCCTAATTTAGGAAAACTTTCATCTTTACCGGAAGCTACAAATCTACCGATCCATTTAGTTATTTTGCGAGTAACAAAGTTTTCTCCTCGTCTTTCGCTCTCGTGATTAAATAAAATACCACTAGACGCATGTATACCATAACTATCTCTATAATTTCTAACCAAGTGATGGGCTGCTAATTTAGCAATGGCATATGGTGACTGAGGCATAAATGCCGTGTCTTCGTCTTGATATTTGCCTTCGTTAGTAATTGTAAAGTTTTTGCCGAACATTTCGCTAGAAGACGCTTGGTAAAACTTAATGTCGTCAACTCTAGGAGAAACTCTTATCGCCTCCAATATATTTAGACAACCTCCTCCGGTTACATCCCATGTTAGTGTCGGCTGCTTAAACGATGTGCCAACGTGCGATTGAGCCGCTAAGTTATAAACTTCATTTGGCTCATATTTATTAATAATATCAGAGACACAAAAACCATCTGTGATGTCGCCTTCGATAAGAGTGAAGTTCGTATTCTTTATATTTTGATTTAAGCGCTCGGTCGTGTCAACACTGCTGCGTCTCGCAACACCAATTACCCTATAACCCTTTGAGAGTAGCAAGTCAGTTAAGTAAGAACCATCCTGACCTGTAACTCCAAAAACTACTGCAATATTCATTTAATCTCCTTTAACTGTATCTGATGATAGGAAAGGCTGATCCACTTGCCCATCTTCATACTTTATGTACTCTGATAAACGCTCTTTCTCTGCCTCTGTAGCTAAGCGCATCTTTTCCATATCTAGTCCTATTTGTGTTCTAAAAGTAGGATCTGATGCTATCTTTTTCACCAGTGACGCAAATGTTAGCTTAGAGTCTTCGATAGCTTTGATTCGCTGCTCACGAGTACCCTTTAGATCCTTTAGCATTGTTGCCTTCCGTGCCTGAAGATCCTTGTAATCCTTGGAAAGCGTCTCTTGCGCCGCTCTTAGCATTGCTATTTGACGTTCCAATGACGAGATGTAGTCGCGATCTTGATCTTCTTTATCTCTTTGTTTCTCAACAAGTATGATTGCCTGAAAGCCATCAATTTGATTCATGTTTTCTTGTTGACCCGTTAAGATTCGGTTCATTAGAATTTCGAGCTTGATAGTATCGACGATTTGAATTTCTTCTGTATGAAACACATCGTCCTTGAACTGGGCCCACATTTTCTTAAAATGGAACTGAAACATCTCCAGCTCTGACTCGGAGAACTGCTTCTCTAGTTCTCTCCAGTAGGGCTTCCGTTTGAGTTCTTGATGAGCCTCTACTTCCTTTTTCTGACGAGCTGAAAACCCAACATTCTCCCCGATCCACTTAGTTACCGAGGAAACATCACGATCTAGCTGATCCGCTATCGCCTGTGGAGAAAGAGCCTCGCAATTCTGCTCGATAAATCGAACCTCTTCCACCGAAAACCTTCCGCGCTTCTTCATTAGGTCTCTACTATCCCCCTAATTATTGATTCTATTTCCACTTTCCTATTCTTAGAGATAGAAACGCCGGCACACATCCTTAAATAATCTGCTCTCATATCCGCCGGGATTCTTCTCTTTATTAATTCCAGCATCTCAGCATCGGACACTTTAGATAAAAAGTCCTTATCATCATGTACAACACTGAAATTTTCTAGGTTTGCTGGCTCTAACAAGTTTTTCTTTCTATTCTGTACCTTCTCCGCTTTTCCTTCGTCTTGACGAAAATAGTTATCGCGCTTAAAATTCTTAAGCCTATTTGCTATATGGACAAACAAGAAATTTTCGAGAGGCTTTCTCTCGTCGTATCTGTCTAGAGCTTCCATGCCTATAATAAAGGCTTCTTGTTTTATGTCGTCAATAGTATAAAAAGCGAACGTGTACTTCCCAGAAAGTTTTTCTGCAACCCTAGTAATCGTGTCAACAACTTCTTGTTCTGACATGTTACTAGGTATTCGCATTAGTTTTGGGGGCCTCTATGTCTAACAGGAGACTCATCTGCTTCAGGTGCGGGCTCAGGAGCAGCTTCTTCTGCCACTACTTCCTCTACTACCTCTTCTTCAACGGTCAATTCTTCAATAACTGCCTCTGCTTCTTCCACAGCCGGGTCTTCAATCTCAAGTTCTTCGGCTACAGCTTCTTCAAGTTCGCCCGAAGCCTTCGCTGTGAACTCCGATTGGACCTTTTTTGGATTTTCTTTATCGTACGACATAACGTCTCCATTGTTATAAAATGTAAATTTACCTATACTATAGTATACAATTATAAAAAACTATACACAAAAAAAGACTAAATTTAAAAAAGATACTATGAAAC